AGAAGACATTGTAACAGACAACTTGAAGATTGCATTACACCATGGTGCCGTGCATTCTGCTAAAACAGATATAGGATATGAAATATCCAATGAGCATGTTACTACTGACTTGTTTTCCGGACACGACTTAACACTACTAGGTGACATTCATAAACCGGCTCAATTCTTAACTGAAACTATTGCATACCCTGGCTCACTTATACAACAAAATCATGGCGAAGCATTAGATCATGGAATACTTGTTTGGGATGTAGAAACAAGAAAAGCTGAATTTGTAGAAATACACAATGATTACGGATATGTAACTATAGAAACAGAAGGCTCTCAAATTGTCAAGTCACCACATCGTATGCCTAACAAGCCTAGAATAAGAATCAAGTTCAATGAAACCAGTGCAGCAGATATGAAACGATTGGTTACTATGATTCGTAAAAAATACAATGTTCAAGATATTACCATACAACGAACCATATCTGCACAAAATAATGCTGAGTCTGGAACTATTACAATTGGCAATGTTCGAGACGTTGAATATCAAAATACATTATTAACTGACTTTATTAACACTAAATTTCCGCAAGCAACTACCGATGAGTTAGATGCAATAAGACATATTAATCGATCTATTAATTCTAAACTCCCAGCAGTTGAATCAGTACGTCATATAACATGGCATCCGGTATCATTCGAATTTGATAATATGTTTTCATATGGAGAAGGTAACCGAGTAGACTTTAATAAAATGAGTGATGTGTGTGGTTTATTTGCTGCAAATACAAGTGGTAAGTCAAGTTTATTAGATGCTATAACATATACTATATTTGACAAATGTAGTAAAACAAGCAAAGCCCATGAAGTGTTAAACAATAAAAAGTCTGGATTTCGTGGAGTGTTTAAATTTAAAATGAATGATGTTCTTTATACAATTGAACGTGTTGGTACTAAGAAAAAAGACAACCATGTAAAAGTAGACGTTAACTTTTATACTGAATCAGAAAATTTAAATGGTGATGAGCGAAGTGATACAAATAAAAGTATACGTCGTTATTTAGGAACATACAATGATTTTATTTTAACTGCATTTTCACTTCAAGCAGATAATAATAATTTTATAGAAAAGTCACAGCGAGAAAGAAAAGACTTATTATCTCAATTTTTAGACATCACGGTATTTGAACAACTTTATCATTTAGCAACAGATGAAATAAAAGAAACAGCTGGTCGCCTTAAAGCATTTAAGAAAACTGATTTTGCAGAAACAATAACATCTGCAGACGCTGTTATTAATAACAATGAAAAATTAATTGCTGACACTAACAAAAAAGAATCAGACAAACAAACTAAAAGAAATCAATTACAAGATTCTATAGTACAACTAATTGAAACAAAAAAACCTACAAGTTATGAAGGTGATGATATTAAAACGTTACAAGATACTGAAGTTGATTTAACTGAAAAAATAGAAAAGCTTCAAGAAACAATTGAAGAAACAGAACAAACAATTTCAGAATATCAAGATAAAATTGATAATATAGAACAGACAATTGCAATACAAAATTACAATGTTGATAACTTAAAAGACAAAGACAAACAATTAACGGATACCGAATTTAAAATTGATGGTTTACGGGAAGAATTAAAAAAACAACAAAGAATAGTAAATGATAAGCAAACAAAAATTGAACATCTTGAGACGCACAAATATGACCCAAATTGTGAATACTGTGTGTCTAACGTTTTCGTGCAAGATGCAATACAAGCCAAGAACGACATTGATCAAGATAGAAAAGTATTAACAGGTATTGAAGATGATATCGAATTAAGTAAAAGTTTACAAGATAGTTTAACTGTATATAAAACGCAACTTAACGATTATAATACTGCAATCGATAATATCGACACATATAAAAATAAAATTGAAATTGCTGAGTTACAACTTCAGATTCATGAAAATGATCTGCAAACCAAAGAAACAGAATTAGAAAACAACATAGAAAGACAAGAATCGTTTAAACGAAATGAGTCTGCTATTATTTGGAATAAAGATATTGATAAAAATATTAATGATTGTAAAGGTAAAATTGATACAATTTCTGGTCAAATAAAAACACTTCAAGATCAAATTAAAACCAATCATGGAGAAATACAAGTTGCTAAAACAAAAAAGAAAACAGCATTAGAGCAATTAGAAACATATCAGCAATTAGAAACAGAATATAAAGCATATGAATATTATTTAAAATCTGTTAAACGAGATGGTATTCCGTATGAATTAATATCCAAGGCAATTCCTAAAATAGAATCAGAAATAAACAATGTTTTAAATCAAGTAGTAGATTTTAACATGGTTATGAATACTGATGGTAAAAATATTAACGGATATATTATATATGATCAAGACAATTATTGGCCATTAGAATTAACGAGCGGCATGGAAAGATTTATATCTAGTTTAGCAATACGCATAGCACTTATCAATGTTTCAGCATTACCACGTCCTAATTTTATAGCAATCGACGAAGGTTGGGGTAGTTTAGATGCAGAACATATTTCTGCAGTTGCAAATTTATTTGATTATTTTAGAACTAAATTTGATTTCTCAATTATTATATCTCACGTAGACACAATGAGAGATATGGTAGATAATTTAATTGAAGTAAATAAAAATGACGGATACAGCCAGATTCTTCATGTTTGATATTTATATAAAAAGTGTAATTATCAATGGAACGCAAACAAGCAGTCTATAAAGGTTTAGAATTTATTCCAGTTTTATATGAAGATGATTCATTAACATCTCCAGACTATTTTCAGATATCCGAATTTCCATTACGACTTACTGCTGGTAAAAATCTTTTTAAACTTCGAGGTCATCCTACTAATTTACGAGTTGGTGGTGCACTAGGAATTGAAGTATTAGATTATAACGGTGATCCTATATATACTGAAGTAGTAGATTATATTGACGAAGATAAAAGTCGTGTTATAGCAATTTATATATATGAAGACACATCACCTGGAGATTGTACTATTACCTTAGTAGCTGAAGCTACAACAATCGAAAATAATCCAGTGCCGATTGATTGGCAAGGCAAAGTAAATTTAAGATGGAAGCGCACAGTACCTGTAAACCCAATGGTAGCAAACGTTTCTGAAATAATATTTGATAAATTACCCGTAGTAACAGTTCAAGAACAAATTGGAGTTCAATTAGATCGACAATATGCTACAACCCAATTTCCTACTTATAACACCGGGACTGTTCGTTTCTTTTCACAAAACGGACAACCAGCTATTGAATTAACCGGCGGAGAATTTGAATCTGATATGAAAACTGGAACTATTACTGTTTCGTCGCCTACAAATCCTACGCCTACACCTGCGTATCCGATTGTTAGCACACCTTATGTGTCTACAATTAAAAAGATATTAACTCCAACTACTGCATTGTTAGATCAAGACTATACGGTGTATAGTAGCGAAAGTATATTTCCACACACATACAATGAATTTGAAAATAGTTCATATTCGTTATCATATGAATCTACTCCAGTATATATAGAAACTGAAAACTCACAATCATTTGCATATATACAAATAGAAGGATTAGAACCAGCTACTGGTGATGTTAGTCGAACTAAGGTTTATACTAATAATAAAGGAACAGTTGGCACATGGGAATTAGTTAATGATGTAGAATTAGAAGAAACAGAAATATTTGTACCTAGCACATCATCATTATTACCAGACGTTAGCATTGGAACATTTGTAACACAGAGCACTATTGATACATATTGGGAAGCACATTCATATCAAGGAAAATCAGAAGGCACTGCTCCAACATTAACATGGACTACTGAATCATTAGATCGAGCTACATTAATAGATAGTTCTATAGACATAACTGCAAATAATAGCGTATTAACATTTCAAAATAAAGATGCATATAAAGGTGTATTTATTGCTACGAGTTCATATAAAGTAACATTAGATGCATTAGGAACTCGTAGCAGTGTTAGTAGTAACAATGATCCGGTAATTAGTATTTATATATCCGGAAGTGCATTTGATTATGATACTACAGATTTATTTAATCAAGATTTACCAAAAACATTAGGAAAACGAATTGGTGAGCTTCGTGTTACTGGAGACTCTCAAAGATTTGATGACGAAACATTTAGTTTTGAAACTAATAGTGCAGGCCATGGAAGTATAATATTAGTAGTAGAAAGTGGAATTTGGCAAGTTGCTGATATTCGAACTACAACAGACAATGATGCAGGATATACTCCAAATTATACCAGGATAAAAACATTTGTAGAAACTACACATAAAATAGACAATCAAATATCTTTTAAAGTAGAATATTACAATGTAGACGGTGTAGCTAGTAAACAAATAACATATGTATATGATAAGAATTGGGAAGGCGGAAATCGTTATGTAGACGGTGATTTTTCAATGCTTACTGGATCTTTATATGTAGCAGATTCATTAAATAGTGGTGTAGCTATAACTGGTAATAGTGGTACGGGATTTGTTAGATCATTGGGATATGATGGGTTTGAATCTGGATATCCCGGATTTTTATTGTGGAGTGGATCTGCACTACCTGGTTTTAATACTAAAGGCGGAGTTCCATATAGTGGTGTAGGATTAGAATTATATTTAGATAATAATAGTTATTTTAGATATTCTACTACAGATGATGAAATATATATAGCAACACAAAATTTCTTTTTAGGAGATCCAAATACTGCGTTTATAAGTGGTAGTGATAGCAACATAGAAATATCTGCAAGTGGATTTCATTTAACACCAGAAGGAGATGTTACTGCATCTAGCTTTATCGCTCAGCAAGGAGGAAACACATTATTTGATAGTAACAATGAATTTGTAGATGGAAAAAATATAGGCCGAGTAGTTTATTTTGATAGAGATGAATTTACACATACCGGAAATATTGGAACAAGTGGAGGAACTCCAGTAACGGCATCGGTATTTGAAACGTTTATACTACCTGGAGAAACAAGAATGCAATTATCATGTATGCTTGAATTTAGGAACTCAGCTGGGTCAAATAAAAGTTTACAAACAGCTGTATATATACAATCTGCTAGCTATACATCATCAATATCAGATGATACTGCAGATCATTACGATTCTTGGAGTAATTCTACTTTATTAAGTACTACAACATTATTATCAGTGATTGGAGCTGGAGATACCGGATCGACTGGTCGTACTACTGAACTCGTTACGGGAAATAATTTAGATAATTTTCAAGGTACATTTGTTAAAGTTTTTTTAATAGTACAACATCCAGGCGCAGGACACCTAGATTCATTATTAAAAATGAAAAATTTTGTATTTAGAACAAGTAGAACAGTTGGTGGAGCAACAACGCCACCTTTAGCACCACTACCACCAGGATAATTTAATTAAACATATTTATATAAAATGAATAAAACTACAGTACTTTTTCCAGGCGGGTTTAAACCATTAACAGGTGCCCATTTAACATTAGCACAACGCTATGCAAATTCTTCCAATGTAGAACGAGTAATAATGCTCATCGGTCCAAAAGAACGAGATGGGGTAAGTCGTCAAGACAGCGAAGAAATATTTCGATTAATTAACACTAATCCTAAAATAGAAATACGTCCTACAGACTTTAACAGTCCAATAATGGCTGCGTATGAATTTTTATTTGCACTGCCAGAAGATGATATGGGAACATATGCAATGGCTGCATCTAAAAAAGGAGATGATTACGCTAGGACATTGAGTTTTGCAGGAAACGTAGAAAAATATAAAACTGTCGGAGACAAAAAAGGCAGAAAAATCCCGGCCGGCGTAGAAGTGAATCCATTAGAGATAGATGTTGAACCATTAACATATAGTAACGGCGATCCTATTTCAGCCAGCACTATACGACAAGCAATTGCTAATAATGACTATGAAACATTTGCAGCATCATATCCTGGAACAAAAGAAGCCGTTCTTAAAAATATATGGCAAATGCTAACCGGAGTGCAGGAGTCAATATTTAGCAAATCGTGGTGGGGCAATCAATTAGCAGAAGATATAGACGAAGTAGCAGAAGGATATCAAACTCCTAAATTAGCTCGAGCTCACGATAAAAAAATAAAAAAACTAAGAAAACATTTAGATCGAAGTCGCGGAGAAGAATTTGTATATGATTTTGCTAATTTTGGTAAAACTGTGTTTGGTGCACCATTATATGAAAATTATATTACGCGTGACGAATTAAAATCTATAGAACCAACCGTAGACAGATTCTTTAAGCGTTACGGTATTGATGTAGACTTTCAAGGATATGCAACGCATTTTATGGACCGATTAAATGATCCTAGAAATGAAGGAACAATTACACTTGACGATTTAGAAAATTTATTTTTAGATTTATCATCAGAGTATGGCGAAGAAATAGTCCAACAAGTAATGAGAGGCAATCCATCAGCAGTAACATCAGACTATCAATTTGACGTTCCCATTCATATGCCATTTCAATTACATTTTGATCAGAGTTTAGGACAAATAAAATTGATTCCTAGAACAGTTAAATCACAACGACGTCCATGGAGATCAAATAATCCGTCTGATAAAATATATACAATAGAAAATGTATTAACAGAAGGCGGCGCAGCAGGACATATGAATCATCCTTATGACTCTCATGGATTAACTTTCAATGACATGAAAGAAATAGTATCCAGAGCATTAGAAGGACGACTTGACATGGAAGAAGCCGTTACTGAAAAGACAGACGGACAGAACATTCAAGTAACTTGGAAAAACGGACAACCAGGTTTTGCTAGGGGAATAAAAACTAGAAAAGATCCATTAACACCTGCAGAAATTGTTGCTGAATTTGAAGCAAAATATCAAAAGTCAGTTGAAGCTAATGGAGTTAAAGGGGCAGAAGGATATAAATTAGTAGTAGACGCATTTCGTGCAACAGCAGAAGATTTAACGGCATCTTTAAGCAAATTATCTAAAGAGACACTTATGCGTATATTTAAAAACGGTAAAGTGTTTGCAAACATGGAAATTATATATCCTGCTACTACCAATGTTATTGCTTATGAGCAAGCAGTGCTTCAATTTCATAATCTAGTTGAATATGACGAAAATGGAAAAGTAGTAGAAACAGATGTAACTGGTGGCACTATGCTTCAACAAGTAATACAAGATGCTAATGCACATATGCAAAAGACATTTTCATTTATTCCGCCTAACAAATTAAAATTGGGTCGTATAGAAGATTTTGAAGATCAACAAGCAGCATTCTTTGCTGAAATAGATAGTTTAAAAAATCAATTTGGTCTTAAAGAAACTGATCGTGTATCTGAATATCACAGAGCATGGTGGAAAGACGTCGTACGAGAAAAAGCATATCAATTAGATTATGCTATACCACAAGATGTATTAGAAATACTAACTAACCGTTGGGCATTCAATGATAAGTCTACAAGAATAAATAACGTAGTTAAAATGATAGACAATGAATCTTTTTCTGCATGGGTTTCGGCCTTTGATAAAAAAGATTTTAAAGCATACCAAAAACAAAATATAGAACCTTTTGAATCTATATTTTTAAAACTTGGTGCGGTAGTGTTAAAAAACATAAAAAACTATTTAGCAGTTAGTCCAGATAAAGCAGTTCGTCAAATTAAAAAAGACTTGATGTCATTGATTAAAGACTTACAAACATCAGATAATCCTGACACACTTAAAAAATTAGAAACACAATTAAAAAAAATAGAACGAATAGGTGGCTTTGATACTATAGTACCAATTGAAGGTATTGTATTTACATATGGTGGTAACACATATAAGCTAACAGGTTCATTTGCTCCAGTAAATCAGATACTAGGAGTGTTAAAATACGCAAGGTAATATTTATATTAAATAAACGGATAAAAGCATGGCAAAAAACGAAACAAAGCATAAAAGCAAATACACTGCGCCTAAAGATATGGCAAAGTCTCAAAAACCAGAAGTACGGTCTGATCTTAAAGATTATATTAAAGACATAGTTAGAGACTGTATGTGGGAAGTTTCTGGAGAAATTCAACCAGGTATTAGAAAAGATGATAAATGGGATAAAGACGCAAAATCATATCCATTTGTTCACAACAATGCAGACGGAAAAGATGAAGCTCCAGACATGGTTCCAGATCGCAAAGATGCTGACAATGCATATCCGATTAAAATGATGCAAGATGGCGATCCTAAAATGGCAGCACATGCAAAAAAAGCTTTTGAAAAAAATATTGAAAAAGACACAGAAGATTATTTAGAAGCCATGGCTCAACGTAACACCGGTGAAAAATTAAAAGAAGATATTAAAAAATTATCTGAATCACAAAAAGAGCAACTCGTACGAAAGTATATACGAAATAAAATTGTTAAAGTATTACAAGAACAAACTGAAATAGAGCCAACCGAAATGCCTGGTGCAGAAACGCCACCTGCCGAAGCACCTGCAGCCGAAGCACCAGCAGCTGAAGCACCACCTGCTCCTGAAGTCGAAGCCGACCCAGAAATTGACAGTGAAGATGCAAAAAAAGAAAAATTAAAAAACATACAAAAGTCTCCGGAATATTTTAAAGATTATTTAGAAATACACAAAGACAGTATGAATATACCTAAATTAATAAAAGTTGGTCTCGATCCATTACTAGACACATTACAATCATTAGATGGAGATCAGAAGAAATTAGCAATGCGAATGATAATGCAGACTGTAGCTCGTTCTAAACAAGATTATGCTGCAGCTGATTTAGAAATAACATAAAAAACATATGGGAAAAAATAAGTTACAAAACATCAAAGCTATCGAAAAAATGCTCGATGGCACACACAAGTTTCAAACCAAAAAAACTATAGGATTTAGTGATACTGAGTCAACGTCTAAACAAAATGAACGACATGAAATTGGGGACATTTGGGAAGACGTCGATGCTAATGGCAATATATATGTCATAGAACAACACGATGGATTTCGAACACGTAAACCAAAAAATTCTGAAGTATTAAGTGAAGTTCGAGAAGAATTGAGATCATTTGCAAATTGTCCAAAAGAAACATGCACTTGTGATCCAACATATCATCTCAACAAAAAAATGAGAGCTATACACGGAATGTGTTTTGATTGTGTTATTGACATGGAACATGAACTTAAAAAACAAGGAAAGTTTGAAAATTATGCTCGAGAAAAAATGCGAGCTAATGCATTAGCATGGTTACAAAAAGCAGAACAAGACGTTGATATGCTCCGTGAGGCATATACTAAAGCATCTAAACTAGTTATCAATGGTCAAGGTGATACCGAGTCATGGGCAGCACAGATGACGCCAGAAGAGTTCGAAGAAAAAGTTACAAACGGATTTGAAAAATACAAAGAAGATTTTTTAAATAAATTAGATAAACACACAAACGGAGAAAATAATGAAAATTTGGAACAAGATTAAATCATCAGTATTATGGATAGGAATTGCTATAGTTGGACTATTAGGACTTATAGCAGCATTTGGTCGATTATTTACAAAACACACAAAAAAGAATATTCAGAAAAAAATTGACAACAACGAAAAAAAGATTGAACGAGTCAAAGGTAAAGAAGATCAATTAAAAACACAGAAGCGACAAGTTAAAAAAGAATTAACTGATTTAAAAGAAACAGTTAAGAAAACTAAAACCGTAAAACGTAAACCGGCACCAAAAAAAGTTCCTGCAAAAAAGAAAAATACTAGTTCAGCAAAGAAAAATATTGTTTCTAAAACAAAAAGAAAAAAATGAAACAAATAATTTTTATATTATTATTTCCAATAACATTATTCGGACAAACCGTAACTGATACGTGTTTTACAGAACAACAGATACACGACATATCAGAAACATTAGATGAATTATATTATCAAGATTCAGTTAATAATGCATTAATAACACAGCAAGAAGCAGTTATAGAAAAACAAGATGAATTACTTCGTTTAGATTCTTTACAAATAGAATACAAACAACAACAGATTAATTTACTTGAAGAAAATATAGATTTATACGTAAAGCAACAAAAAAGGTTACAACCTAAATGGTATAATCATAAAGCTTTATGGTTTGGTAGTGGTATATTAACTACGATATTAACTGGTAAATTAATAGTAGGGGCAATTCAATAATGGCTAATCCTAACATAAAACAAATAATTCAACAGCAATATCAAATGTGTGCTGCTGACCCTGTTTTTTTTATGCGTCAATATTGTTATATACAACATCCTAAACGAGGTAAAATTAAATTTAATTTGTTTGACTTTCAAGAAACGTCATTAACACAATTACAAAATAATAGATACAGTGTTATATTGAAATCTAGGCAATTAGGTATATCAACACTGTCTGCAGGATTTGCTTTATGGAGCATGTTATTTAAAGAAGACTTTAACGTGTTAGTTATTGCAACCACACAAGAAGTAGCAAAAAACTTAGTAACTAAAGTTCGGGTAATGCATGATAACTTACCAAGTTGGCTCAAGGGGTCAATTGAAGCAGACAATAAATTATCTTTAAAATTTCGTAATGGCTCACAAATAAAAGCCGTATCATCAGCAACTACCGGTGCACGTTCAGAAGCACTATCTTTACTAATAATTGATGAGGCTGCTTTTATTAGAAATATTGAAGAAATATGGATAGCATCACAAGCAACCTTATCTACTGGTGGTGGTGCAATAGTATTATCTACACCAAATGGTATTGGTAACTGGTTTCATAAAACATGGGTTGATGGTGAAACAAATCCACAAACACAATGGCACAACATAATGCTTCATTGGACAGTTCATCCAGATAGAGATACTGAATGGAGAAATGAACAAACACAATTATTGGGTGAACGGGGAGCAGCACAAGAGTGTGATTGTGACTTTGTTAGTTCAGGACATACTGTAGTTGATGGTAAAATATTAGCAGAATATGAATCTAAATGTTCAGAGCCATTAGAAAAACGTGGTTTTGATAACGGTTATTGGGTTTGGGAATATCCTGATTATTCAAAAAATTATATAATTGTAGCTGATGTTGCTCGTGGTGATAGTGCCGACTGGTCTGCATTTCATGTTATTGACGTCGAAACAGTTACTCAAGTAGCCGAATATAAAGGTAAACTACCTCCTAAAGATTTTGGAAATATGTTAGTTACCGTAGCTACGGAATGGAACAACGCGTTGCTAGCAATTGAAAATGCTAATATTGGTTGGGCAGCAATTCAACCAGCATTAGATAGAAACTATGAAAATTTATTTTATACATATAAAGATGACGGATATGTTGATGTTGATATTCAATTACAAAAAGGATACGACATGAAAGATAAAACTAAAATGGTTCCTGGAGTATCGACAACAAGTAGAACAAGACCACTAATGATATCTGCATTAGAAATGTATATGCGAGAAAATACACCAGTTATACGCAGTAAACGACTCATACAAGAACTATTTGTCTTTCAGTGGTTAAATGGCAAAGCACAAGCACAAGTAGGTTATAATGATGACTTGGTAATGAGTTTTTGTATTGGCCTTTGGCTCAGAGATACATCTTTAAAACTAAGACAGCAAGGTATCGATCTAAATAAAAGAGCATTATCTCAATTTCAAAAAACAGATAGTGTTATTTATACTGGAAAAAACAAACCAAGAGACTCCGGATGGGATTGGCACAACGGCCAAAACGATGAAGGTTTAACATGGTTATTGTAAAAAATTGCTTGGATCTTTAACATGTTATATTTATAATAAAAGAAATACTATATGGCATCTTTAAGAAAACGTTTACAGAACTTGTTCAGCACCAATGTTATTGTTCGTGCATATGGCAAAGATAAACTAAAAGTTGTTGATACAAACAAACTTCAATCAGTTGGAAACTTAGCACAAACTAAATTAGCAGACCGATATACTAGGCTACATGGCTCTAATAAACATAAAGTAGGGGGCATACATGGAGGCTATGACTCTAATTACTATATGCATCAAAATCGTATACAATTGTATACTGATTATGAAATGATGGACCGAGACCCGATTATACATTCGGCATTAGATATATACTCAGATGAGTCTACACTTGAAGATCAATTCGGTGATATACTCACTATCAAGACCAATAACACCAAGATACAAAAAATACTTTATAATTTATATTATGACATCCTTAACATTGATTTTAATATGTGGGCATGGATTCGTAACATAACAAAGTATGGTGATTTCTTTTTAAAATTAGACATTGCAGATGAAATTGGAATCATCAATGCCAGACCATTTTCTAGTTATGAAATAGAACGTTATGAAGAATATGATGAGGTTACTGGTGAATATGATATAAAATTCAAACACATTGGCGGCTATGATGAATCATATGAAGTATTTGAAATAGCACACTTTCGTTTGTTATCTGACTCAAACTTTTTACCATATGGTCGTTCTATGCTCGAAGGGGCAAGACAAGAATTTCAAAAACTAACAATGCTTGAAGACGCAATGCTCATACACAGAATAATGAGAGCACCAGAGAAGCGTATATTCAAGATAGACATAGGTAACATACCACCTAACGAAGTTGATACATTCATGGAACAGATTATCAACAAGATGAAAAAAATTCCACACGTTGATCAACAAACTGGTAATTATAATCTTAAGTTCAATCTAAATAATATGCTTGAAGATTACTTTTTACCTGTTAGGGGCGGACAGTCATCAACACAGATAGACACACTACCAGGAATGACATGGACTGGTACTGAAGATATTGAGTATGTGAAAAACAAAATGATGGCAGCTCTTAAGATACCGAAGCCATTTTTAGGTTTTGATGAGGGGGTTGAAGGTAAAACTACATTAGCGTCAATGGATATTCGATTTGCTAGAACCATTGAACGAATACAAAAAATAGTAATTTCTGAATTATATAAAATTGGTATTGTTCATTTAGCAACACAAGGTTATGAAGGTGAAGATCTTATTGGTTTTGACCTATCATTGACACCACCATCGATAATCTACGATCAACAGAAAGTTGCATTGATGAATGAAAAAATAAATTTAGCTAACACCATGAAAGACAGCAAATTGGTGTCAGATAAATATATATATGAATTCATATTTAATATGTCCGAAGAACAGTGGCTACAAGAACGTGTTAATGTGATTGAAGATCTTAAGCTTAGATTCCGTCAAAATCAAATTGAACAAGAAGGTAACGATCCTACTATAACAGGTGTCTCATATGGTACGCCACACGACCTAGCTTCAATGCATATGAGCACTGATGAAGTTGAAGACAAAGATGTAGGGGGTCGACCTAAAGAAGGAATTAAATACGGACAACATGCAAATGAATTTGGATGGGATCCAACTGGTAAGAAAACTATAGATCAAGCATTTAATCCTGAAAATCAAAAGACTGCTTTTCAACCTAATCCTAGGAGGCGAAAGGTAACTATGACTCAAGAATCTCAAAATGTTTTAAATTATTATAGAAAACAAAAAGGACAAAAAATTATAACAGAAACGTTTAATTCTTCATCTAAAGATAATGATTTAGGAACAATGTTAGATGAAAACAATATTTTATAGATTCGTCCATATTTATTAATAAAGAAAACTACTGGCTGCAGTATGAAAAAATTAAAACATTCAAAATACAAGAATACCGGGATTCTTTTCGAGATGCTTGTAAGAAAGCTAACATCAGAAACAATGTCTTCTGACAAAACAGTAACCGTCGATATAATTAAAAAATATTTTGGTAAAAATACTGAATTAGCAAAAGAATTAAACTTATATAATTCAATAATTAAAGAACAACACAAATCAGAAGCTCGAGCGTTAGAATATATACGAACTATTAGAGAAGCATATACACGTCTTAATCAAAGTACTTTGAAACGTCAACGATATAATTTAGTAAAAGAAATATCTGAAAATTTTGTATTTGAACGAGTATCAAAAATACACATAAACAATTACAAAGCATTAGCATCGATATACATGTTGTTTGAATATAAAGATTCAGACAATCCAAAAAGATTAATGGAATGTAAAAATGCAGTATTAGAACACACATTGTTAACAGAAAAAGCAATGCTTCCAAAAGATGAGTTGTTAGAAACATTTTCTAAACAAGAAAAGGATACAAGATTATTAGCATATAAATTAATGATAGATAAATTTAACAACAAATATTCAGTACTTTCAGAATCACAGAAACAGTTGTTAAACAAGTATATTACCAATGTTAATGACACAGAAGCATTACGTGAATATATTAGCAATGTTATTCCTACATTAAAAACACGTTTAGCAGAACATTCAAAACATATAACAGATAATGTTACAAGAATAAAAGTTGAACGACTATCAGAAATGCTTTGCAATGTAGAAACAATGAAAAAATTAAAAGAATCACATATAGTGTCTTTAATGCGTTATATGGATTTAATTGATGAATTAAATAGGATACATAAATGAAATCATTCTTAAAACAAATAAACGAAAGTTTTCATGCACTTGACGAAAAAGCAGCAAAACCTGATTATTTAGATTTTGATGGCGATGGTGATAAAAAAGAACCAATGAGAAAAGCGTTAAAAGATAAAGAACAAAATGAAGCAGTAGATCAAGATAACGATGGTAACAATGATTTTGATGATGTTAAAATTGCAAGAATGATGGCATCGGGTATGTCAAAAGAAGATGCACTTAAAAAAGTTCAAGAAGAAAAAGAAATAGACGAAGCATCTACTTCTGCAGGCGCAGGTTCATATATGACTCCAAAAGCTTTTGGTAAAGCAGATGATGATACTGTTGAAGCCATGGGATATAAACGAGTTCAAGAAGCAATGGATCAAAAGTATGAACAACTTATTGAAGGCTATAAGCATTTTGCTCTAGGAGAAAATAATTCTTCACCAACACAAACAGTAAATCGAGCTATTAGAGAAGTAGCAAAACAGTTAAAATCAATTGAAGAAACTGTTAAATACACAAGCAGATTAAAAACAGAATCTGGAATATCACATTCAGGATTTAGTAGCGGAACACATAATGCTTTAAGAAAAATATCAGAGCGATTAATTAAAATATCAGAGAGAGTTAGATCATTAGGAGAGTAAGATATGTCAAAGCCATTATTAGTAGAATATATGAAGTTTAATCCAATTGGGTCACTCAATGAGTCAAATGGTGCAAAATATGGAATTCCAGGTGGATTTGTAGTTCAAGGCATACTACAACGTAGTGGCGCAAAGAATCAAAATGGACGTGTATATCCTAAAAATATATTAATGCGAGAATGTCAACGATATCAAAAAGAATATATAGATCAAAACAGAGCTTTAGGTGAATTAGATCATCCAGAGTCAAGTGTTGTCAATTTAAACAATGTGTCTCATAATGTTTTAAAAATATGGTGGGAAGGCGATGATCTTAAAGGCGTAGTTCAAGTATTAGATACGCCGTCTGGTAAAATATTAAAGTCTTTATTCAAAGAAGGTATAACACTAGGAATATCTAGTAGAGGTTTAGGTAGTGTTAAAGAATTAAGAAATGAAGGCGTTGTAGAAGTTCAAGATGATTTTGAATTGATTTGTTGGGACTTTGTTAGCAATCCATCAACACATGGAGCTTTTATGGGAATGATGAAAGAATCGGTTGAAAAAAATAAAACAAATAAATACGGAAAAGTTAATGATCTAATCACATCAATATTGTGTGAAGATGGTAAATGTAGGATATAATATGAAATTTGAAAATAAACGATTGAAAATAATAAGAGATCTTGTTAATGAAGATGCATCTAAACAAACAGTATTTAGTGAAGGACCAGCACCATTAACTACAGAACAAAAAAGACAATTTGTAGAAGCATGTAAAACATTTTCGCATATGGGAGAAAGTGTATATGGATCTGGTAAATTAAAAGAGATTGTAGAACGTATTACTAGTATTGTAGAAATTGGCTCACAACTTGTCACTGAAAAAGAAGATATAGTAGACAGTGTTTCAGCAAGTCGTCATATGAAAGGTATGGGTGTTGCTCTTAAAGAATTTCAAAAATCTGCAAATGAAGTAATGATTCACGAACGCAGAATGGAAGCTGCATTTGAAGATATTGCAGAAGGTATTCAAAAATATTTCGATGTAGGATAATTTGGACATTTAAATATTTATTTATATAATATAAAAGAATGATAATGAGTAAGTTTAAAAAAATGTATAAAGACTTTTTTAGTTTAAAAGAACAAAAAGTAACATATTCTGATGACGAAGTAGCTAATTTAACAAAAGCTGCAGATGAAGCAGAACGTTTAAAACAAGCTATTACATCTGAAGAACTTATAGACGAAGCTCAACTAGTAAACAACTTAACAGACTATGCAGGACATGTTATATATCAATTACGTGACCCGCAAGAAGCTAACGCAGTAGCCAAAGAAATACAACGATGGACTACTAAAAAGGGGTTTACTATTATTGCTCATAAAAAATCCAAATCAGGTCGCACAGGATATTTTTATTTCAGGGTAGGAGAAGATCCAGGATCGGAATCACAAAAGATTCAAGGATATTTTGCACAACTACCCGAGCTTAACAAATTTGCATTTAAAGCCCCTAGAAGCAAAGCCCCAAGAAGAAGACCAAGTAGAAAATTTTAAAACAAGTTATATGAGTAAAAAACAAAAACACCACAAAAGTATCGTAGCCGGTACACCATCAGCTATTGCAGTAGTAGACAGAGACATTTCATTTGCATTGAGATCATTTAAAAGAAAAATGAAACAACTAGGAGTATTAGACGCATTAAAAGAAAATAGAACTTTTACTAAACCTAGTGTAAAACGTAGAGCTCAATTAATTAATGCAAAATATATGCAGAAAATTAGAGATATACATCAATACGATTAATAAATAAATAATTTTTTTATGAGTCCTAGCAGAAATGTTAGGACTTTTTTACTGTTTTTGTACTAGCCTTATATTTATATTGGAAATACGCTATCTCTATATAGTGTCTATAAAAATAATATTCTATTAAGATTTCAAATAATCTTATTTCCAAAAAACAAATTTAAGGAGAAAACAAATGGCAAAAACAGATTTGCTAAAAGAAGCAATTGCTGACGCTAAGGCCGTTAAAGAAACTGCATTAGCAAACGCAAAGATTGCGCTTGAAGAAGCTTTCGCTCCAAGAATCCAAAGCATGTTATCTGCTAAGCTATCCGAAGAACTCATGGATGAACAAGATGAGTTAGAAGATGCTGAATTAGATATGGCTGCTGGTGAAGAAGGTGATGTACCTGCTGAACTAGATGGCGACATGGCTATGGATGATATGGGTGACGAAGGTGAACCAATGGATGTTGGTGATATCGAACTCGATACTGACATGGATGGTGAAATTGACTTTACTGGTGACATAATGTCAAAACCAGGAACGGAAGCCGAACCAGCTATAGACGACATGGGTGAACCAGAAATGGATGCAGTTGATGCAGAATTAGACGGTCCGTCGGACGAAATGGGTATTGAAGAGATCATCAGAGAGTTAGAAGAAGATTTAGACGAAGGTGAAGGACATTATGCTGAAGAAGAAGAACCTGTAATGGGCGAAAATTATTCAGAAGAAAATAATGGAACTGACGAAGGACAAGTTTTAGAATCAACTGATAAATCTATTGACGAACTTATCGAAGCAATCTTAGCTGAAGAAGAAGAAGAGAAAGAAGAAGAGAAAGAAGAAGAAACAGTTGATGAATCAAATTGTGGCGGTACTCGTAAGAAAAACGAAGAGATGAAAGAAGCTCTCGAAGAAGCTTATGATACTGTAGGACATCTTAAATCAGTAATCAACGAAGTTAATCTTTTAAATGCAAAACTTCTTTACACAAACAAATTGTTCCGAAATTTTGAGTTGAACGAATCACAAAAAATGAAAGTGATTGAAAACTTTGACAGAGCTGGTAACACCAGAGAAGCAAAATTGGTATTTGCAACTTTAGCAGAATCATTCCATAAGCCTAGCAGAGGAAAAAAAGTAGTTAAAGAATCAAGATCAATGGCATCTAAGCCTGTTGCAACAACTGCTCCAAGCAAAGAGACAACTCAAGTATTAACTGAAGGCTTTGAACAAGCCAACCGTTGGAAGAAACTAGCGGGTTTAATTAAATAACTTTAAAACAAAGGAAACGAAAAAATGAGTTTAAATTCATTATTACAAAGTCCTGATGCCTCTCAAAGAAATGCTGTTAAAGCACACGTTTCTAAATGGGAGAAAACAGGTCTTTTAGAAGGTCTATCTAATGAGACTGAAAAAGCCGGTATGGCTACTTTGCTTGAAAACCAAGCAAGACAATTAGTAAAAGAAGCAAATGCTACAGGTACAGCAGCTGGTTCTGAGGAATGGGCAGGAGTTGCTCTTCCATTAGTAAGAAGAATCTTTGCTGAATTTGCAGCTAAAGAATTCGTATCAGTACAACCAATGAACTTACCATCAGGTCTAGTATTTTACTTAGACTTTAAATATGGTACAGCTCGTCCAGGATTTGATGATGATAATGCCGATCCAGTATCAGCAAACGGTCATCCATTTGGAACTCCAGAAGCTGACGATTCAATGTTTGGTGTTACTAATACATCAGGTGATCCATCAGGTGGTCTTTATGGTGCAGGTAGATTTGGATATTCAATTCCAAACGCAACTGGCGTTGCCGCAACTGTATCTGCAGGAGCCTCTACAGGTTCAGGAGCTGCTCACACAGCTGCAACTAGTGCATCATTGAACTTTGATTCACTTTACACTGCTAATTCTGGTCAGTATTTTAATTTAACAGTACCAGTACCAACTGATGCTGATGCATTAGCAGTTAGATCATTTACTTTGATTTCTGGTTCAACTGAAATTATTCCTGTACAAGCATTCTCAACTATTGACGCTAACTTTACAGCATCAATGGTAGTAACTGCTTCATTGGCAGGCGGTGCAACTGGTATTCAAGTAGCAATCGATAACAATGGCTTGAATGTTAACTATAGCAAAGCTCCAACCGATATTACAAGAGGTGACTTTGAAGATGCTAATCCGTTTAAAGGATCTGGTGCTAATACTGGTATCGATGATGGTACAGATATTGACATTCCAGAAGTTAACTTAGAACTTCAGTCTGAGCCAATCGTTGCTAAGACTCGTAAGTTAAAAGCTGTATGGACTCCTGAGTTCGCTCAAGACCTTAACGCTTATCACTCAATCGATGCAGAAGCAGAATTAACTTCAATGTTGTCTGAGTATGTATCAATGGAGATTGATTTAGAGATTCTTGATATGTTGATTTCATCTGCTCCAACTACTGAGTATTGGTCAGCAGTAAACAATGAGATCTGGAATGGTTCGTCATTCGATCAAACGTCTGCTACTACTGGTGGGTTCTATAACACGCAAGGTGGATGGTTCCAAACACTTGGTACTAAACTGCAGAAAGTTTCAAATAAAATTCACCAAAAGACATTGCGTGGTGGTGCTAACTTCTTAGTTACATCTCCAGCAGTTGCAACTATCCTTGAATCTATTCCTGGATTTGCTGCAGACACTAATGGTGATAAAATGGAATTTGCCGCAGGTGTACAAAAGATTGGTGCAATCAATAACAGATACACTGTTTATAAAAATCCATACATGAAAGAGAATGTAATTCTTATGGGCTTCAGAGGAGCACAGTTCCTAGAAACAGGAGCAGTTTTCTCTCCATATGTACCTCTTATTATGACTCCTTTAGTTTACGATCCAGTAAACTTCACACCAAGAAAAGGTGTCATGACACGTTACGCGAAGAAAGTAGTTCGTCCAGAATTCTACGGAAAAGTATACGTGAAAGGATTGGAGACTCTTTAATAGTTAAATAGTTAAACACTTTTTAATTTAAAGAATTAACAATTGAAAGGGAAAGGGAGGCTTCGGCCTCCCTTTTTTACTGTTTTGATATTTATATAAAAAAGAAATACTATGGCAGTACCAAGAACGAAATACGAAATGTTTGCAGACATACGGTATGACGGTAGACTTGTAGACGTGTTAGACCGTATCCGAGCAATCCGTTTAGTTTTAATGGTTCATATTGAACAAGATTTAGGACCACATAAAGAGTTAGTAAAAATCAAAGTACTAACGCCATATCCTGCGAATAAAACATTCGAAGCAATAAGACAAATGTGTTTAGGTAAAATTGAAACCCTTAAGGATATGTCTTACAGAAAATCAACACTTACAAAATTAAGTTAAAAAAGTTACATTATGGCAACATCAAATAGGGTAAAGACCCCTCCAAAAAACAGCATTAAATTTTCTATAACATTATCAGAAGAACAGAAATATGCAAAAGCTAAAATATTAAAAACACCGTTTAACTTTATATTAGGTAAAGCTGGTAGTGGTAAAACATTATTAGCAGTTCAAGTAGCATTAGATAAATACTTTAAACGAGAAATTGATAAAATCATTATTACTAGACCAACCGTATCAACCGAAGATAACGGCTTTCTTCCGGGATCATTAGAAGAAAAAATGAGCGAATGGCTTGTTCCAATACGAAGCAATATGAGAAAAGTTTATAATAAACCTGAATTGCTAGAAAAAATGGAAAAGGAAGAAAATATAGAATTAGTAAGTCTTGCACATTTTAGAGGTCGGACATTTGATCATTCTATATGTATTGTAGATGAATTCCAAAATCTAACTAAACAACAACTACAAATGGTTGTGAGTCGTTTAGGTAAACATAGCACTATGATTTTATGTGGTGATAGATATCAGATTGATTTAAAATTTAGCAATGATTCTGCTATACATGAAGTCCCAAAAATAAAAGAATCTAAATATGTCAATGAAATTATTTTAACAGATAATCATAGACATGAGTCATTAGAAGAAATTTTGAACCTCCTAAATGAAAAGTATTGATATTTATATTAAAGGATATTAATGGACTACTCAGAAAATAAACCAATATGGCCCGGAAGCTCTTCATTTAGTAGCGGAAAAACACCATTTGGGTTTTTTGATGCAGACCCTTCTTTTCAGACTGAAGCAGATAGTTTTGCCAAGTTTGCAGCAAATCATGTTGGGTATCCAATAATGGATGTTGAGTTAATTGATATTAATTTTTACACAGCATTTGAAGCAGCAGTAATTGAATATTCAAATCAAGTTAATCAGATAAACATTGTTAATAATCTTGTTAATACATTGGGTATTAAAACAGGTAGTGATTTCTTTTCAAGTCAAGGTTTAACTGGAGCAGTTGTTGGTAATTCAATGGGATATATTACCAAATTAGCAAAAGCATATGGCACAGAAGCTGATTCGGGTGGTAATGTCAAATGGTATAGTGCATCAATTGATGTTCAAGACGGAAAACAAACATATAGTATACGAGAAGCAGTATCTGCGTCATTAGGAATAGAAGTTACCAATAACAATGGCATTGAGATTAAACGAGTATTACACAATACACCACCGGCAATTATTAGATATTTTGATCCATTTGTTGGTACTGGATTAGGTTCGCAACAAATGTTAGATGCATTTGACTTTGGTGGATTTTCTCCTAGTGTTAATTTTATGATGATGCCAATTCATATGGATTTATTTAGAATACAAACTATTGAATTCAATGACAGAATTAGAAAATCACATTTTTCTTTTGATATCCATGGTGACGATATAAGAATATATCCAGTACCAGGAACACAAGGAACTATGTCAACTCCGTTTTATGATAAAGTATGGTTTGAATTTATTTTCGAAGAAGATAAAACCAATGACGGGGTGTTATTTGGGAATAGCGCACTTTTAAACGATGTTATATCTGACGCATCTAATATACCATATACATATCAAAAGTACAATAACATTAATGATATGGGTCGTAGTTGGATATATAGATATGGTGCTGCACTCATAAAAGAAACATTAGGTTATGTTCGTAATAAATATTCTAATGTACCAATACCAGGAGGAGAAGTAACACTAAATGGTAGTGATTTGGTATCACAAGGACAATCAGAAAAAGATGCTCTAATTACACAGTTAAGAGAATTTTTAGATAAACTAACAAAAGAACAAATGTTAACAAGACAAGGAACTGAAGCTACTCAACAAATGGAGATACTAGCAAAAGTTCCATTAAAAATATATATTGGATAGGAGGTAAAATATGGCACTGTTTGGAGGACAACGAGATGCTAAATTTTTAGCCGCTATCAATTCAGAACTGATCAATGCAGTAATAGACACTGAAATTGAATTTTATAAATTATTAGTAGAATCATCAGATTCAAATTTATATGGAGAATCAGAAAGCAAATCATATTATGATTCTATACTTATTCCTTGTGTAATTACTAAAGACGAAAAAAATTCTAATATGGATGATTATGGTCATACATATACTAGAACAGGTAAATTTGCAATATCTAGAGATATATTAGTACGAGCAGACTTTTATCCTGAAGTTGGAGATATATTGCTTTGGGACAATGAATATTTTGAAGTAGACAATGTAGATGCTAATCAGTATTTCATAGGAAAAAATCCAGAAACGTGGCCAAATGGAGATCAACATGGTTATAGTGTGTCAGTGATGGTAGATGCTCATGTAACAAGACAAACACCACAAGGTATTAAAGATATAAGAAACGGAGGAAATAATAATTCTCCTGCATATAAAGGACATTAATGCCAAGATATAACAGAAAAAATATCGATCGTAAAACAAATAAACCTAATCCTAAAAAAACGGAAGGTTTAAACAATGATCCAGTATTAAATCGAGCTGAACAAGTACGGCGTGATGATGATGTTATACGCACGGTTAAACGTACGGTATATGATATTGACTATGCAATAAAATGGTATATAGAAAATGAAATACAACCTCAAATAACCGCAAATAAAAATTTAATAGACGTTCCTGTAATATTTTCAAATGGTGAAAAATGGGACAATGTACGTCGTTTAGGTTATCTTCGTGACGAAAAGGGAATGTTACAATCTCCTCTAATAATGCTTAAACGTAATTCAATGCAAGAACGAGACAACACCCGAACACTTGACGTTAATAGACCACAAGCAGGAAATCATATAATTTATCGTAGTAAATATAATAATAGAAATAGATATGAAGATGAATTATTTCCTATACCAACTAATGAGCCACAACAATCTAAAAAAATATATGTAGTAGATGTTCCAAAATATGTTAATATAGAATATGACATGATGCTTTGGTGTGATTTTACTACGCAAATGAATGATCTAGTAGATCAAATAATGCCATATGGTAGATTTGCATGGGGAAATGAATCGAATAAATTTGCTACAGCAATGGGTAGTGTTAGTTTCGAGACTGTTAATACAGTAGGCGAAGACAGATTAGTTAGAGCAACTATTCCTTTAACAGTTATGGGAACACTGCTTTCAGAACAAGAAACAAGAAAGTCTACATTGAAAAAAATGTATTCAGTAAAAAAAGTTGTTTTCCAAACAGTTATTGATTTAGATAACAATATATTTGAAACAACAAAAATACCAACTCAATTATTAGCAGCATCTCAAACTATTGCAGGCGGAGGTAGTGTAATAGTAAATGGTGGTGGGACTAGTGCAACAGTTGATAGTAACTCAATGGCATACTTAATAGGTCTTGTAGATAAAACTGCAACATATGTTTCTGCCACAACAGTAAACGTAACAGGAACTCCTAAAATTAATCCAAGCACATTAGCTTATGCATCTGTCAATGAATTTGATGTATATGTAAACGGACAATACATAGACAAAGCAGCATATACATGGACGCCAGATGAAAACACAACACAAACAATAGTATTCGATACTGGCACATTAGGCTATGATATCTTGAATACTGACACTGTTATTGTTAATGGGAGATGGGCATAATGGCAAGACAAATAAGACCAGGACAACTTCAAGAAAATGTATTATATAATATATCTGCGAGTTTTGCTATATCAGCATCTCATGAAATTACACATGAAGTCTCTTCTAGTTATGCAGAAACAGCAAGTTTTGCTAATTTTGCTGCAACGTCTTCATATGTAATTAACACAAATATACCAGAAAAATTACATTTACAAGTCAGAAATGATGATGTTGTAACAATACCGGCTGGCACTCCTATATACTCAACAGGTGAAATAGGAGGAAGTGAACGAATTAAAGTAAGAATAGCATCTGCTAGTAGTGCTGATAAAATGCCTTCTATCGGTATTGCTGAAACTGATTTAACTACCACCGGTAATACTAAAGATGGGTTTGCTATTATAAACGGAATTTATAATACCAACGTAACTCCAATATCAGGTACGCCTGCTATAGGAGATAATATTTATATTCATGAAAATAGTGGATTGACTACAATTAAACCGTCTGGATCTAACTTAATTCAAAACATAGGTACTGTATTAAAAACTAATGGTACTATAATACAAGGAATGAAAGTTTCTTCAATTGACAGATCAAATGATGTACCTAATCTGTTAACAGGAAATGTATTTTATGGTGTAGGAGATCAAGCAACACAATCGCCTTTAAGTGATATCATTAGCGGCAGTTTATTTTTATATAGCGGTTCATTTAGTGGTAGCTATGAAGGAGATGGATCGCAGTTATCAGGAATATCAACAACACCATTTCCATTTACAGGAGACGCAGTTATAACCGGATCATTAGTTGTATCTGGCAGTGGCACGCAAGGAGGATTAAGAACTAATACTAGAAATATAATATTAGGACAAGGCGCCGGCCATGATCAAAATGCAACTAACGGTCCTTATAATGTAATGATCGGTTATCAGGCAGGGTATACTAATACAACGGGTGACTCCAATGTTTGTATAGGACAGAATGCTGGATATGCTTTAAGCACAAATGCGTCAGATGACAACATTTTTATAGGTAAATTAGCTGGAGCAGGAGGAACATCCCCTGCAGCTAGAATGAGTGACGCTAATTATAATATTGCTTTGGGCTATGAGACTATGTTATATCTTACTAGTGGAGATAGTAATATTGGTTTTGGATTCCGAACAATGCGAAACATATCATCAGGTAAATACAATCTAGCATATGGCGATGGAGCTCTATACAATACCGATACAGGTCAAAATAATATTGGTATAGGAAGAAGTGCAGGAGCTGAGCAAACAGCTGGAACTGGTAACATAACAATTGGTTCTGGTAGTTTAGGTGTAGCTGGTGAATCTAATCAACTTAGAATTGGTAACGGAAACACAATAACCACAATATCAGCTTCATTAGAAACCGGAGACATAATTTTTGCTAGCACAGCAAGTGCAGAATATCTATCTACACCTGCAGGTAATTTATCTCCAATTTCCGCTTCATATGCTTTAACAGCTTCCCATGCACTTAATGCCGGCGGTACTACACCAACATTACAAGAAGTAACAGATCAAGGTGCTAGCACTTCAAATGATATTACAATTTCTGGAGATTTAACTGCCAGTGCAGATATATCATTGCCAACTAATGCCTCATCTATAAAATTTAATAGTGCTGAATTGCATGGTAGAGTAGGTGGATCATACCCAGGTCTTACAATTAATAGTGGTGTTTCTAGTGGTGATAGGATTTGGTTAAGAGATGCTCAAGGAGCAACAGGCCCAGTTACAATGAGTTTTATTGGGTTAGGTAAAATTGATGGCGTACAAAGTATTGAAGGTCAAGGAAATAGGCCATTAATTCTCCGGGGTGGAGCAGGTCCAAACGATGCTAATGATGGTATACAAATGTTTACTGGAGATGCCTCTAATGTATATCAACAAAGGTTTCAAATCGAAGCAGATGGTACTAATGTAGATGCATATTTTCACAACATAAACGGATTAGGTATTAATGACACTACTCCGACTGCTATGTTAGATGTGAATGGAAATATTAATGCTGCAACAGATATTACGGCTTCCGGAGACATACATGCAATTGGTAATATATCAGCTTCAACTTTTATAGGGGATGGTACAAATGTAACAGGAGTAGTATCTGCTTCATATGCTATAACTGCTTCACACGCATTAAATAGTAGCGGAGGTGGAACACCAACCTTTATAGCATCTGGATCAACATCAGCCTCAGCAGCACCGAATACCGGAGTAGTTGTAGAACATAGTGGATCAACCGCATTTAGTGTAATCGGAGATGTAGGAACACTGTTCTCCGTAGATGATGATTTAACCGGAACATTGTTTTCCGCAAATGACATATCGGGCTTCCCGGTACTACAAGCAGATGCAACCGGCGAAGTGTATCTAGGAAAATCTCCGCAATCATTGTATACCACAGCAGTTATAAGTTCTAATACAGCAAATATAACACAATCGATATACGGAATAAGCACAAGCTCATATGCAGGAGCATTTATAGAATACACTGCTTTTTCTGGATCACACGACGCTCGAGCAGGTAGCTTGATGGCTATATGGAGCGGTAGTGCAGTAAATTTCACAGAAACAACTACTACTGATTTTGGCAACACTTCTAACTTATTGATGCAAGTAGCAATATCGCAGAGTCAAGCACAAGTGCAATCATATTCAACTACTGCGGGATATAAAATCAAAACCATAATAAAAGCAATATAATGGGTATAAGGAGAGGTTCTATATCAACCCCAATAATAGTAGACGGGCTGATGATTAATCATGATGCAGCTAATAGAGCAAGCTATATTCCTGACGCTACTACAACATATAATACAATTGACTTATCCAAAACAGGAACTTTTATAAACTCACCCACATTTGTAAGCTCTACACCCTCATGGGATTTCGATGGAACAGATACATCTATTAATTGTAGTGATTATGAAATGGACGGATTCACCGGATTTGCTGTTGAAGCTTGGTTCAAATCAGATTCAACAAACAATCAAAGTAGAAGAATAGTCTCAAAAGATCAAGTAGGAGTTCCAGGTGCATGGATATTATGGACTAATTCATCAGATTTGAAATTTCAGGCATATGATGGAGGATGGGTAACTGCTACATATTCAGCTTACTCAGAAGACAGCAATTGGCATCATGTAATAGCCAACGCCGGCGGTGGCAGAATTGACCTTTATTTAGATGGTGTAAACGTTGCATTTGCTTCCGGATTCGGATCACTCGATGATGCCGATAACGAAGTAATAGCAATAGGAGCAGATAGTGATACTTCTTCTCCAGAGCATGTATGGTACGGCCAAATTGCAAACGTAAGAGTATATAATAGAGGATTAGAAGAAAGCGAAATATTACACAACTACACCGCACTTAAAGGGAGATTTGGATTATGAATTTTGGTAGTATACGGACTCCTATTATAACTGATGGATTGGTATTCAATATGGATGCTGCCAATAGAGCTTGTTATCCTAGAACTGGTACTACTGCCACAGATACTATAGAAAATACTTCTGGCATCTTAAATGGTACTACTTTTGAAAATATTAATAGTGGAGTATTTAATTTTGATGGAATAGATGATAAAATTACTATTGAAGGTCTATCAGACTTTGGCGGTGGTAGTTTAACTATTTCATTTTGGATTAAATCAGGTATTGATGCAAATAATGCCTATGTATTAATGAGAAGTGGTTTTTCATTTTATATATTTCAATCTGGCACCTCGTCAAATTTAAAATATAGAATCCAAACATCTGCTTTAAATACTATTAGTGGTGGTGCAATACTTGATAATAATTGGCATTATTGCGTAATGACGTTTGATAGTGCAGCAAATAAATTTAAAGTTTTTGAAGATAGCACTCAGGTTGGTTCTACTGCAACAACATCTGGTGCTTTAGCAAGTAGTACATCAACTGTTTATTTAGCAACTTTTGCTAATGGCGCACCTTTTAAGAGTGGGTTTATCCCAAATATTCATATCTACAACCGCGCCTTATCAGCATCAGAAGTCCTACACAACTACAACGCATTAAAATCGAGGTTTGGCCTTTAACATATTTATATAAAAGCAATCTTGGATAGGGAAAAGATATGGCAAATGAATTCATAATAAAAAATGGCTTTCATTCGAAAGGCGATTCACAAATAACAGGATCATTCACCGCAACCGGCGGTATGTCAGGATCATTCAGTGGATCATTTGAGGGAAACGCATCCTCATTGAGTGTAATTAATTCCGGATCAACCATATTTGATGTACAAGGTAGTGTAGGACAGTTATTTGAAGTTGCAGACGGATTAGACGGCGTATTAATGTCAGTCAACGACATATCAGGTATTCCTATATTAACTGTATCTTCATCAGGTGATGTGTTTTTAGCAGCTGGATCAATCCTACAGGGTACTGCAGCAACTGCATCATTTGTGCCAGGTGTAACTGCAGCATTTCCATTTACCGGTTCAGGCGCAATATCAGGCTCATTGAATATCAACGGGTCTGGCTCTGGTATATTTGACGTCGACGGAACGGTAGGATCATTATTTTCTGTTAATGACGGACTAGATGGTATATTGATGTCTGTAAATGATATATCCGGACTACCATTATTTGAAGTATCGTCGTCTGGAAACATAGAAATACACGAAGGTAATATATCCGGTTCATCAACATCAACAGCATCATTTGGAACATATGTAGGTGACGGTTCACAATTAACTAATCTGCAAAGACCAATAACAGCATCTGGAGTTAATTTTTCAGCTAGCATTGATAATGCCGGATATTATTTTAGAACCGGAGGAAATGTAACATGTTCTATAGGAACAACATCAGCAACAGGCATTGTCATTGGAACAGAATATGAATTTTTTCAAACAGCTTCTGCAGGAAATTTGTGTTTTGCAACTTCTAGTGGTGTTACATTAAATTCTAAATCAGGTAATATAAAATTAACAGGACAATTTTCAGCAGCTACACTTAAAAAAGTAGCAACTGATACTTATGATTTAATTGGTGATTTAAGTTAAAGTATATTTATATAAAAAGAAACACAGATGGCATTTCATCATTCACCGAGAATAGTATCAGAAGGATTAATTTTTTGCATGGATCCTGCGAATACGACAGGATATGTATCAGGTAGTACGTCCGGAACTGATTTGATACAAGATACATCATATTCGCTTGTTTCTGCAGTTGAGTATCAATCAAACAATGCAGGTGTATGGAATTTTGGGGGAGTAGATGATTATATCAATGTTAATCCATTAACAAGTGGTATCACCGGAGATAATGCAACTACAATGGCAGCATGGGTATTGAGTACTAATACCACGTTACGACAAGCAGTATTTAATTATGGTACTACGAGTTTTAATCAAACACGTGGTTTAGAAGTAGGTACCCCAGCATATGGAACAAGATATAATATTTCTTTTCATACATGGGGGCATGTATATAGTTCAAATAATAACGCATTTACAGAAAACGAATGGCATTATTGTGTCATAACATATGCTGGGGGAGGAACAAATTCCACAAACATAAAACTTTATATCGACGGTACTGATGCTGGATATGTATTAGATCATGGGTCAGAAAACCAAACTCTCAATGCTACAAATAACAATATAAGATTAGGAATGAGAAATGGTTCATATACTGATTTAGATCTTGCAGGTCAAGTAGGACCAGTACAAATGTATAACCGAGTATTAACGCCAGCAGAAGTAATGCAAAACTATAACGCAATGAAAGTGAGGTTTGAATAATGGCAACTAATTATGGAACACTTCCTATAGTATCAGAAGGACTCATATGGAGAGTTGATGCTTCTAACAACCCTAAAAATTTAAATGTAAATGGCGCTAATAGTGTAATAGGAAACACTGCTACTATAGGATTTTCTGGATCATTGCAAGGTGGAATGTCAAGAGTTACATCTGAACCACAATACTGGGAGTTTGATGGAGACGATGATTATATACAATTTGCAGCGAATAGTACTATCAATGAAAGTAACGTGTTATCATTATATGGTAAAACAACAGCAACATTTGAATTTTGGATAGCACCAGATTATGCAGGTGATTCATATCAAAGAATATTAGCCAAATCAAATGCCGGTGGTGGTGGTGTAGGAGGATATTCATTATTGTTAGAATCTAAACAGTTCTTGTTGTATATAGATAATGGTACTGGTACTCCAGTCAGTACTGCAGATTATATCACATCAGCTAACGCCGGTGAATGGCTTCATATAGTAATAACTAGAAATGATACTTCATATGTTATGTATGAAAATGGTGTAGTAAAAGATACAAATACAGCTTCTGCAACATTTGTTAACACTTCAGCTGGGTTACGAATAGGATCATGGAATCATAGTACCGGAAGAGAATATAACGGTAAATTAGCGGTAGCAGCTATATACAATGTAACATTAACTGCTGAACAAGTACTTCAAAATTATAACGCTTTAAAATGGAGATTTGAATAATGGCAGTATTTGGCGGACCAGATACGATAGTAACAGATTCATTATTATTTATGATTGATCCAGCAAACCCGAAATCATATACATCAGGCTCTGCCACAATTACAGATATGATTGGTAATGTGTCTGCTGATATTACGAATTGTGGATTCTCTGAGGAAAATTCTGGTGTGTTAACTTTTAACGGAACAGATACAGATATTGACATGGATGATTTTGATGGTTTAACAACAAATGGCGGATCATCAATATCACTTTGGTTTAAAGGTACTGGACAAACTACTACGACAGATGCTTCTAATCAATTCTTTTCTGTACATGCAAGTGACTATTCAAATATTTTAAGATTTGGAATTGCAAAAACCTCCGGTGGGATTTTTTATCGAGTTGGAAGTGGTACTGGTGTGATAGGAAGCAGCGATTATGATAACAGTGTTTGGTATAATATAACTCTTACCAAAGTTAAAGATAGTGCAGGAACTGTATATGTCAATGCATCATCTATAGGCTCTACGCCAAGTACTAATTTAACATTTGATGATGCTGTGCATTATTCCGTCGGTATGGAATATGACTCCGGACCTTCCAAAGGTGATTTTTTCAAAGGCCAAATATCATGTGTTCAAATTTATAACAAAGTTTTAACACAGGCAGAAGTTCTTCAAAACTACAATGCTCTTAAAGATAGATTTTAATAACAATATATTTATATAAAAGGAAATAAAATGGATTATTCAAATAGAACATATGCCTTTGCTGATTGGGCAGATATAGGCTCGGTAGACTTTGCACAAGTAATGGAAACAAGTGCAGATACTGTGCGTAAATCAATAGACGAAACCATGTTTATACTAAAATGGTATACGGCATCACAACCAACATTTATCACGGATAACAGTGTTACACTGCAATGGTCAGGATCACATTCACAATGCTTGCAACAATTGGTAGGACCAAATTGGACACCAACTGGTTCACAACCATAAACATATTAAAAAAACAAGGAAACAATGTTCTTACTTTTACATATGGTTTACCCTCATTTACATATACAGTAACATATACTACTAAATAATTTGGATAATGCAAAATAAATTTATATAATATAAAGAAAGGTTATAAATATGGCAACTAGAAAACTGGACAAAGAACATTTAGAACAAATTCAAACTCTACAACAGGGTTATGCAGACAACGCAAATATACTTGGAAACATTGCAATAGAGCGACACGCTTTACGAATGAGACTCGACCAAATTGAAGCAGAAGAGCAAAGCAAACTGCAAGAAATAGAATCTTTAAAACAGCAAGAATCAGAACTAATAGTTAAACTGCGAGAGCGTTACGGAGAAGGCGAAATCAACATTCAAGACGGAACATTCACAGAAGTTGATGTTTGATACAAGTAGTACATATTTATAAGAAAATAATTATAGGAGTATCATAATGGCAGAAAGAATTGTCTCGCCCGGCGTATTTACGAATGAAGTAGATCAATCGTTTTTAGCAGGCGGAGTAGCACAGATAGGTGCAGCGGTAATAGGACCAACCGTAAAAGGTCCAGCTCTCATTCCTACACAAATAACATCGTTTGGTGATTTTGAAAAAACATTTGGATCGTTTACCGATGATTCATATGTTCCATTTGTAGTAAATGACTATTTAAGAAATGGAAACGTAATAACAGTAACACGTCTTTTATATGAAGATGGATATGAAATACCAAATGGCGCATTGGCCATACAGGCAGAATCTGGATCAGTAAAAATAGTAACTCATGTTCTTCATCCAACCCAAGCAGTATTAGGTGCCGGTAGTGTTGTGAATGCAAATTATTTTGAAGACTCGGTTTTAAACAATGATTCATCTGGATCATTTGAAATTAAAATATCAGGATCATATGTAGCAGCTGCTAACCCAGCAATTGGATTTGATGGATCATTCCTAGTAGCAGAAGGATTATCTATATCTTCATCTATTAATAGCAGAAGCAATGATTATTTAACTAAATTATTCGGAAGGTCTCCTAAATCAGTAGATTATCCGGTATATGTTCAATATGAAAACGAAAATGCATTGCGCACATTGTTTAATAATATCGGTGATGTTTCAATATCACTTCATAAAATGGCAGATTATGAATATCTTCAAGATTTTAAAACTGCAGCAACACCGTGGATAACCTCACAAAAAATTGGAAGCACTGCAAAAAATCTTATTAAGTTTCACACATTGTCTCATGGTAACTCTGTTAATGCAGAAGTTAAAGTAGGCGTACGCGACATAAGATTAGCATCTGAAGTATCTGATCCTAATGGATATGGTACATTTACAGTTGAAGTTCGCAGAGTGAATACTAATAATATACCAAATTCACCATATGCATCAGAAGACACAGATCAAACACCGGATATTGTTGAAACATTTTTAAATGTTAATCTAGATCCAAATTCGCCAAGATATGTATCCAGAGTGATTGGTGATCGTTATCAAACAGTTAGTGATGCTGGCGATGTTGTAGTAAATGGCGATTATCCAAATTTATCAGGATTTATACGAGTAGAAGTAACAGACGGTGTTAAAAATGCAACTAATGATAAAACATTGATTCCATTTGGAGCAAAAGCGCCATTGTCACCTATAGCAAATGCATCTGCATCATTTAATTTAGAAGCAGTATCATACAAAACTACACAGATTGTTAATAGTTCATATAACAGCCGGGTATACTTTGGTTTTGATTATACCGACGTTGCTAACTTAAACTATTTAGCACCAACCCCAACTAGCGGTAGTACCGTTGGATTAAATACTGACTTTTATCTTGGTGATATGAATCAAGATTCAGGTTCTTCATTCCCAACTGCAGCTGCAACATATAGTGGATCATTACAATCAGCATTAACTGCTGATACATTTACCACTAATATTGCATTGGCAACTAGAAAATTTATGGTTAGTTTTCAAGGAGGGTTTGATGGTGCACGACCAAATTTACCAAAATATAATGGTGCAAACATAGCATCAACAAACACATTTGGTTTTGATTGTAGCACAGCAACAGCAACTGGTACTAAATCATATAATAAGGCATTTACATTGTTAGGTAACACTGATTATTATGATATGAACTTATTAGTAACACCAGGTATTATTGACAGCTTACATAGCTCGGTCACAAATGGAGCGCGTAATTTAGTTCAAGATCGCCAAGACACATTCTATGTAATGGATTCAAATCCAGTGTCAGATAATATTGCCACAGTAACGAGTCAAGTAACAACACTAGACAACAATTACACTGCAACATATTGGCCATGGGTAAGAATACTTAATCCAAATAAAAATGTTCCTTTATGGGTACCACCATCAGTTGTATTGCCAGGAGTATTAGCATTTAATGATGCCGTAAGTCAACCATGGTATGCACCAGCTGGTTTGAATAGAGGAGTTGTATCAGCAACTGATACATATGTAAGATTAACGCAATCTAACAGAGACACATTGTATGAAGCACGTGTTAATCCTATTGCAAACTTCGTTAACGACGGAATATGCATATGGGGGCAAAAGACTCTACAAGCTAGACCAAGTGCATTAGACAGAGTCAATGTGCGACGTTTGCTTATCGCAGTTAAGAAGTTTATTGCATCATCTACCAGATATTTAGTATTTGAACAAAACACCAATCAGACTCGTGACAGATTCTTGAGCATTGTGAATCCTTATTTAGATCAAGTAAGAGCACAGCAAGGATTGTTTGCATTCCGAGCGGTAATGGATGACAGCAACAATACTCCAGACGTAATAGATCAAAATATTCTTTACGGACAATTGTTCTTGCAACCAACTAGAACCGCAGAATTTATAGTGTTAGACTTTAATATTCAGCCAACAGGAGCAAGTTTCCCAGAATAGAAATATTGATAATTTTAAAAAGGTAGGATTTCGGTCTTACCTTTTTTACTGTACGTTATATTTATATTAAAATAAACAAGGACCAATATGGCATTAGAAGATCAATTAAACCCGGCGTTATCAGCAGCCAATCAAAATGAATTGTTTGATACCGCATTTTCCTGGGAACCAAAAAAGAAACATCAGTTTATACTTTCTATGGCTGATACTGGTATCCCTGCATATTTAGTGAAAATGGCTGATAAACCAAAATTAACTAACAACGAACAAGCATTGGATCTTATCAACGTAAAACGTTACGTTAAAGGTAAGTCTGAATGGGATCAATTATCAATATCATTATATGATGCAATTGTACCAAGTGGTGCTCAAACTGTAATGGAATGGATTCGTTTACATCATGAGTCTGCAACTGGTAGAGATGGATATTCTGATTTTTACAAAAAACAATTAAAATTATATCAACTTTCTCCATTAGGTGAGCGAATTGAAGAATGGGTACTAAACGGAGCATTTATTACAAATGCAGAATTTGGTAGCTATGATTGGGGAGATGATGCAGTACAAGAAATATCTTTAACATTGAGATATGATTGGGCATTCTTAAGCTTCTAAACAAAACTAAACTATACAATTTAAGTAGGGCTAAACCCCTACTTTTTTTGTGAACATATATTTATAATAAAGTTATAATAAGGAAACTAAATGAGTAAAATGACAGATCGAATCAGCACGTCAGTAGCTGCAGACCAAGCCAGAAAGCATTACGAAACAGAACAGCAAAACAAATTACCTAGCATGATTGTTCCATTAGTTAGTGGCGGTAAAATATATCCTAAGGATCATGCACTTCATGAAGGAAAAATAGAAATGCGTTATATGACTGCATATGATGAAGACATATTAACCAATGTTTCATATTTACGAGACGGTGTTATGTTGGATCGATTAATTGAGTCTGTTAGTTTAACAAAGTTTGATATTGATGATATGTCTACATTTGATAAAGACGGACTATTATTATATGCTCGTATATTATCATATGGTAAAGAATATACCGTATCAGTTACTGATCCAAAAACAAAAAATAAACTAGAAAGAGTAGTTGATTTGGAAACAATACAAGCTAAACCATTTAAGTTGTCTGCAGACAATAACGGAGAATTTGAATATAAAACTAAAAAACATACTATTAAATTTACATATAATATTAAATCAATTGAATCATTAACTCCTTCCGAATTCTGTAAAACAGTTATTACACAAATTGATGATTCAAGAACGCCTGAAGCAATCGAATATTTTACTAGATATCAATTCCTAGCTCTCGAATCTAAAAAATTCAGATCATACTATGTCGACAACGCACCTGGTTTAGATTTAAATACACAATTTGAAGGTGAAAATGGAGGCACCTTCGAAACTCGGTTTCCCATCTCATCTGATTTTTTCTGGTTTTGATTCGCAGTATCGACTAAATCTTCATGAATCTATTTTTGATATAGTTTGGTTTGGCGAAGGCCGATGGTCTTGGCAAGATCTTTATACGATGCCAGTTTTTTTACGAAGATATTGGGTAAAACGTATCACTGCAATCATTAAAGAACGAAACGAATCAGCAAAACAACAACAAAAAGCTAATAAATCAAAAGCTTCAACAAAACGTCGTCGTTGATATTTATTAATATATGACGCAATCACAATTCATACAACGCTTAAAACAGCAGCCTAGGATGGGTATCAGCATTGATGATCTGACAAATCTATTAGGAACTCTAGGTGACACCATAAGACAGACCCTCGAGGAAATTCCATCACTTGGTAAAGCAATAGAACTACAATCCGGCGCATTTACAAAATCTAAAACAGCGTTATTAGACTTAAACAATGCAAATGCCAAGTATTTAACTGGGTTAGAAAGAGCTATAGCATTCAACCAAAGATCTGCAGAATCTTTTATGGCGATAAACAAAGAAGCATTGTTTTTTGAAAAGCGAAATGCATCGTTACAGAAAGGATTAAATTTAACCAGACAACAAACTGCTAAATTAGCTCAAGAATTTGCCAAAGCTGGCGAAGCACTAAGTGTTTCTTCCGAGCTAGTTAACAGTTATGGAGGCAACATTAAAAAATTAATTCCGTCGATGGACTTAGCTAGCAATGTTAACAGTACATTTTATCAAGGTTTATTAGCCGTACAAGACGTTATAACTACAAACATGGGTCTAAGTGCAGAACAAGCAGAAAATTATTCATTGTTTGCTGGTCAAGGTGGAGATAACGCAGCAATTGCCTTGAAAACAACCGCCAAGTTAAGTGCTCAATTAGACGCACAATACGGAATACAAGGAGCACAACAAGACATTGTAGAAGGTATATCAGAAGCTACTGCTACTACTGCTTTACAATACGGCCGAATTCCTGGCACGTTAGAATTAGCAGTATTAAAAAGTAAACAATTAGGATTGTCTCTTAATGATTTAGCATCTACAGGTAAAAATTTACTAGATATAGAATCAAGTATTGGACAAGAATTAGAATATCAATTGTTAAGTGGTCACAGATTAACAATAGAAGGAGGTAAAAGTTTAACCAATGAATATCGAATGGCAACTTTAAAGGGAGACGCAAATCGCCAAGCTGATATCATGAATAAACTGTTAACAGAAGAAGGCGAAACATTAGAAAATAACATGTTAGCTCGTCAACAAATGGCTTCTATGCTAGGAATGAGTGAAGATTCATTGTCAAAATCTTTGCAAAAGCAAAAATTAATCAATCAATTAGGTGAGCAAGGTAAGATTTTGTTTGCATTAGAGGGCGAAAAAGATTTTTTAACAACTGCTCAGGCCATGGCTGACTCTGGAGAAATAACACAAGAAGAATTGAAAGCAGTCACCAAGTTAGGAGATAAACGAAAAACAGAAGATATATTAGAAGAGCAATTGGGAGTGTTAGAAGATATTCGTTTAAACGACTTTTTGCAAACAAAGCAAGGCTCAGAATTAAGCAGTTTATTTGATACATTGGGAGAAGATTTTAAAGCATACAATAATGACTTATTTGATATTACTGCAGATATGGATAAAGCCCAAATTAGAGAACTTGGTGGTATACTGCAAAAGGCTACTGCAATAGGCGACGTAAAAAACATGAAAGACTTCTTGATAGATGCCAAAGCCGAAGTTACAGGTAAACCAAAAGAGGACTTCATGATTCGTAGTAGTGGAGAAGTTCTCAGCTTTACATCACAAGACGATGTAATAGGAGCTAAAAAAGACGGGCCGATTGATAAAATGTTAAATAGTTCTGGTGGCGGAGGTGGTTCATCTGTATTACACATAGACTATGATAAACTGGCATCGGCAATGACTAAAGTTAAATTAGAAGTAGCAGCAGATCCAGTAGCATATAGAGTATCAAAATAAAAGGATAAAATGAGTAACCCGACAACAGGAAACAACGCACAATTTACCAATCCTTTCAACATACTGCCTGATTTACAACCAGGTTCAAATCCAATATTGGGTGCAAGTTCACAATTTCGTAAACCATTTGACATACTACCAAATCCTAGTTTAATTAAATTTAATCCAACTATAGGAAATATTGATCCCACACGAGACTTTGACATACTGCCTAATTTAAAACCAGGCCTCAATCCTACTATAGGAAATATTGATCCAACGCAAAACTTTAGCACACTATTTAATCCTACATTAATTAAATTTAATCCAACTTACCGAAACGCACAACAATTTGCAAAACCTTTACAAATGGGTAGTTTTACTACATATGATATTGTAAACAATCCAAATTCAGAATCATTGCCATTTCCAACTCCATTTACAAAAACTCCTTTAATATCTACAAATGGTGAAGCATTGCCAAGTCAATATTTTACTAGTTGGTATTATAATCCATTTCAAAATTCACAATTTCGTTTTAATTTTACCGGGCAAAGCATTGCTTCTAATATTGCTAATGTAGGCCAAACACTTGGAGCCGCAGTTGGTGGAATATCTGATCTTGCTAGTTTAGCTAGTGCAGTATCATTAGTACCTAATTTTATATCTACAATTGGAGGCGGTAAATTTACCACACCATATGCCGCATTGCGTCTTGATCAATTAAATAACTCAACATCATTTTTAGGACTAGGCGGAGAAGAACCTGGCTTATTAGATTTTAGAAGTCGAATACCATCAAAACTAGTTAACCGAAATGACGGTTTAGCAACATCAAAACTTAGCCCAACAGCAGAACAATATGCAGAAGCAGCAAAATCTAAACAAGGAGCATATTCTACATTTAATTTACAATTAACATATGGATGGGGGTTACATGACGCACCTGGAGCAGATAGGAGTGATTTTACTGCAAGAACTGACGTAGCTACGAAATGGGATAATGAAACAAAACGATGGAAATCTTCAAAATTTGAAGATAGAGAGGTCAAATCACCGTTCCGGGGCGATAAAGTCAATGTTATTGATTTTCGTAAAGATCAAAAACTAACACAAGTATATAAATGGAAATCAGTAACAACTGGAGCAGATAGTCCAATTGGAGCTGTTACAGAAACTGACTTTACGCAAGATTTTATTAAATTTTATTTTACTGGTCCTAAATTGCAAAATGGAGGCCCTGTAGATGCAACGGATGATATATTAGTGTTTCGAGCAGCAATTACCAATTTAGGAGATAGTTTTAACGCAAACTGGACACCGGTACCGTTAATTGGTAGAGCAGATCCTAACTATCATTATACAGGGTATAGTCGAGATTTAAGTTTAGGATTTGATGTGTATGCTACAAGTCGAGATGAATTAAAATTTATTTGGAGAAAATTAAATGCACTTGCAGGATATACTGCTCCAGAATATCGTCCAGAAAATATTGCGTTAATTGCACCATGGATGCGCATTACAATTGGAGATTTATTTGTGCAACAACCAGTTGTTCTAAACAGTTTAAATTTTGATTATGGCACAGATACATCTTGGGAGATAAACATTGAAGACGACCCAGAAAATATGCAAGTTCCATTTAAGATTTCTGTTACCACACAGTTTAACATGATCATGGATCATATACCAGAAAAAGGTGGTAGATTCTTCACATTAGCTAAACAGTTTGATGATTTTGGTAAACCTAAACCAGGCAACGATAATTGGTTGAGTGATGCAAAAGACAATAGTAGACTACCAAGCGTTTCAGCAGAACCAGTAACAGATCAAGAATTTATCACACAACGTTAATTGCGGGTGATATAGAAGGATAATATGAGTAGATATACAACATCACAGACACTTAAACGAGTAGCAGAACAACGCAGAATATCCACGGTAATAGTACCGGTTATTCCATTGTCTGATCAAGACACATACATTAAAACTACTACTCCAGAACGTTTAGACAAGTTAGCTAATACATTTTATGATGATGCTACTCTTTGGTGGATAATTGCAGTTAGCAATGGTTTAGGTAAAGGATCATTGTATGTTCCAGAAAATACCACTATACGAATACCTCCAAGTGCTAACATACAACAAATTATAAAACAAGCAAATCAGGAAAGATGAGTCAAATATTTTATTCACAAGTTGATCCTAAGTTACAGGAAGAATTGAACGAACGAGCTATATCAGGTCGAAGGCGTACTAGTAAAGATATTGCGTTTATGACTGAAAAAATTGCTAACATTCAAATTGAAGCTTTTGCTCCAGCCCCAAGCGGAAGTAAACGAATTCATGGTGAATCGATATATAACGAAAAACCATTAGCACGACTTGGAGGCAAAGATGTTCGTTTTGGAAGATACACTCCATCTGGCCAGCTTGGATTCTTAAATTCTTCACAAGCAAAATATAAACGTACTGACGTAGTAATCAATGAAAATGCTGACGGAACACTTACTGCAATAAAAAATGATATACAACAAACAGACAACAGTCGCAGAATAGCACCATATATTAAAGTTGCTGATTTTAATATCGGTGATGGGTCAATGGGATTGTTGAATAAAGCAAACATGAGCCTTTCTATTCCGAATCCAGATAGAGATCTAGACGAATTTGAATCAGTTTGGCTGCGACCCGGTCGTTATGTTCAAATAACAGTGCAGCATCCTGAGTCAGCTACAATTAGCGAAGGCTTATTGTCAGACTTAGTTTTACCAGATGAAGACAAACTAAAAGAAATGTATCCCGAATGGACAGATCTTCAAGAGTTAAAAGACAAAATACGCAAAATGAATGAATATACATTTTCTGGATTAATAACTTCTTTTGATCTTTCATATGATGCCGATGCATCGGTTAGTGTTACATTGCAACTAACTGGTACTAGTGATATATATACCGATGTAACCATGTTTATGAATCCGGATAAGAAAAAAGAAAATAATTTTAAATCAAAATACGCAAAAATTTCAACAAGTGGATCATCTGAAGAATTACGAAACGTTAATACTACGCCATCAACTACTGGTTCAGAAGCTCGTGTTGAATTATATGAAACTCTGTCAGATGCAGTAGATTCAGTTAGAAATAATTATCTACAAACTATAAAAACTGGGCTTTCACCTTTACAGACTGTGTCATTATTAGCATATGGCAAAGCTGGTATTGCTCCATTTTTAACAAACTCTAACTTTAATGATCGATTTATAATGTTTGGTCGTCCATATTATGAAGATTTAGATCGACAATTTGTTGCTGAAACAAAAGAAGCAAGACCATATACGGCATCGGCAGCATATAAAATAGACCAATCTCCCGATCCAGAAGCAGGCAAATATAATGTAGGCGGCGCCCCGTTTAATGAAACGTTGTGGCTGGCCGATGTTGCTGAATTTGAATCCGGATCATTAGCAGATGTAAATCAATGGAATGCACGTGAAAATACTCGTATTGAAGAAGACATAAAACGACAAGAGCAACAATATGAAGACGAAGAAAAGTTATATGATGAGTTGATCAATGATAATCGATACATTACATTGGGAGCTTTAATAAAATTTTTAAATGACGAAATATTGTTTAAACAAGGAAACACAACTGGTGAAGGAGTTCTTTGCGATGATGTGCAAATTGAAAGCACATACTATGAACATTTACGATCTTTAGACCCAGAGTCCGTTTTCTTTTTACCTAAACAACCAGCTGGAAATTTACAGTCTGTTTTCAAAGAAGGTGGAATTAATTGGTATGGCAAAACGGGATATTATGCCGATGTCATTGACAATCAAACAGATTATTCAGAAACATTACAACAAGCTGGATTATATCGAGAATGGAAAGGGGTTATAGATAAAAATAGCTCGAGTCAGGGCACAATGTATCCTAGTCGTATTTTTATTAATTTAGAAAGTATAAAAAAAATTATCGATGATTTAAGTAATTTTAATGCTCGAAGATTTACATTTGGAGCTTTTATTGAGAAAATAACGGCACTATTAAGATCAGCAACTGGTGGAGCTCTTGAAATGACATTAACTCCACATCCAGATATTCCAAACGCTGTGTTATATGCTGACGCAGAAAGCATAAAACTAAAAGAAATAATACCATATAAAATACCAATGTTTGCTAACGATCCACGTGGAACTATAGTTAGAGATTTTCAATTCTCTGCAAAATTACCTAATAGCGTTAAAAATTTAAGTTATGTTTTAAATCAAGGAACAGATATATCTACTGAAAAAATTGCTCCATATATGAATTTTATGTTTAATGCTGATAATACAGATGCAATAAACACAATCATAAAAAATTATGAAACAACACATTTTAAAACTATTCTTGAATTACATCTAGCACAAGCAGCATACGGAGAAGAACCACAAGATTCTGACAGAAGAAAAGAACTTCGCAGTGCAACAGCAGAATACCTAAAATACCCTACACCAGACGTACGAAAGTCACAGCAATTAACTGCTCCAATATTTCCATTTGATGCATCATTTACAATTGACGGTATTAATGGCTTTAGATATGGAGACGTTTTAGAATTTCCTGGGCTTCCTAAAAAATACACTGTAAATACCGTGTTTAGCATTATTGGAATAAATCATACTGTTTCTTCAGACGGAGCATGGACCACAAAAGTAACTTGTATAATGAGACCTAATATATCATAACTATGGCAACAAGAAAAAAAATATATTATACCGCAGACGAAACAACAAATGATTTGTTTACAACAGGTCGACAATGGATGACAACAGATGAAAAGGAATATGTAGGCGGGTATCATCGATATTTAACAGGAGAAATATTTACTGAATCAAAATGGAACCCTAAACTATCTAAACCACTCGTTCCGTATCGAGAAAAAAATACTAATCCTAATGTTAGATTGTATAAAAAATTAAAACCTAAAGTTAAAACTAGATATAGAACACCAAATTCATTTACTCCTACTATAAACAATAATAATATTAACGCCGGCGTAATAACTAGATATTTTTATAAAAAGTATGACGTTAAAACTATTTTAGAAACTGATCAGAAAACATACAATCAAATACAAACTAATGTAGCTGATAATAAACTATACACTACTGTGATAATGAACTGGAAAATATCTGGAAATAAACAAGACGAATATAAAAATGGTGCTGTTGTTCCTGGCGTAATTTCTGTTAATACCAAACAAATTAAAGTAGCAGAAAAAAAGATGCCAGGGATTTCTACTTATTTAAATAATCCATTACAATACTACACTGATACAGACTTTATCAAACCCACAGACATAAACGGATTGGATTCGTAAAAATTATTTACTATTATATGTTATATGATAGTGGACTATGAATCTGATGTTACGACCTGCCTAAGCATAATAGCAGAAAACAAGACATTACTAGTTCCTATATACGCAAACCCAACCACGCATGAATCCCTGCAAGATGTATATTCTGTGTATGTTTATTGTGAAGACGGCAGCGAATGGTTGATACCAATACAGCATACAGAACAAATAAGGGGCTTCAAAGAATATCTTAAGGACTTTTTGCAACTAGATAATATATTTATCCATGACAAGAAGCGGTGGCTTCAAACGGGTGGAAACGATGCCGTATGGGATGTAAAGACTTTGTGGTGGTATACATATAACGAAGCATATGATGAGTCACATTATCCTACACCAGCTCATGATTTTTATTGGCGTCGACTCAAATCGTTACCGCAAGTAAATGCAGTAATACCAATGCAACAACATTTGGCTATGTGTCAGAAGATTAGACACTATGCATGGCCTATGATTGTCAATGCAAAACTTACTGATTCATATAAACAGTTCAATGAGTTGTATCCCAGAACATTTGCTGATATAGAACAAAATGGATTAGCAGTTAACGGCACTTTTCGAATGCCAGAACTAGTTAACGGCAATCGAGTATATTCCAGATACAACTATCATACCACAACGGGTCGACCAAGTAACGCATATGGTGGATTCAATTATGCGGCCATGAACAAAGAAGACGGAACTAGAGCAGCATTTGTAAGCAGACACACCGAAGGCGCTTTAGTTGAAATGGACTTTGATAGTTATCATGTTAGGCTGATTGCTAAACTTATTGGATACGATTTGCCTGCTACAAGTATACATGACTATTTGGGCCGGTTCTATTTTGGTGTTGAAGAATTAACACAACAACAAAGAGAAGAAAGTAAAAGCATAACGTTTCGACTTTTATATGGAGGCATAGACAAAGAGTTTTTAACTATTCCATTTTTTCAGCAAGTAAATGATTTTGTGTTTACGCTTTGGGCTACATGGAAACGCAGTGGTTGCATAAAAACTCCTATTATAGGCAGAAGCATTTGCAAAGACCAAGTTACCAACATGACGTCATATAAATTGTTTAACTATTATCTGCAGGCCACTGAAACGGAGGTGTCTGTTAAAAAATTAGCAGAACTACAAAAGTATTTGCGAGACTATGAAACATGTATAATATTGTATACATATGACTCCGTTCTATTTGATGTTCCTTTATCAGAAGCCAAAGGTTTATTGCCACAAATAAAAACTATCATGGAAATGGGTAATTTTCCGGTGAAATGTAAAGTTGGCGATATTTATGATAAAATGAGAACCATCACGTTATGAATATAGATTCTATAATTACAGAATGGACATACCGACTAGAAAAAGGTTATCCAGACTGCCCCGAAGATTACCAAGAGTTACGAAACGTATTACGAGAACAAACTGATTTATCTATTAACGAGCAAGATGCTATTGTGCGCAGAGCAATGGGATTAGAAGAACAAGATTTAATACAAGAAATCGTAGATTTAGAAACAATTGAAAATGAAAAATTAATAGAATATTTAACTAGTATTAATAAAATACAAAGCTTTGAGTTAGTGTTAAAATCATTACCAACAAGTCTTGATAACAATGTTATTGAATTTTTTAATAACTTGCCTGAATCCGAATTTGATAAATTTGGTAGATTATTACATAGTTTAGATCAAATTAATGAAAAATCTTTAAATCAAATAGATTATAAAAGTGGATTTAATAATGTATTATTTAATTTAATTAGTAGCGGTATTGGAAAAGGTGAATTTTTATTATCATGTATATTTAAAAATACTGCAATACAAGGTAAAGAAACGCCATATGATTTAGTACAAGCAGGCATACAATACGAAGTTAAAGACTATTCGAATCCTAAGTTTGCAAACTCAAAACCAATTAGAGTAGGTAAATCTGCAGTTGTTACGAATTTTGAATTTTGGGACGAATTGACAATGACACTAAAACGAATTAGTCAATTACAAGGTATTAAATCACCTAAATATGATTTTTCGAAATATTTTGATAAAAAATTTATAAAAATAATTGATCATTTACAATCTAGAAAAAATTACATCTTAACAGGTAATCTAAATAATAAAGATAAATTATATTTTGAACAATTTTATAAAGAAGCAAATGCTCTTAATTCTGATATACAAGGGTATACTAATGTTATTTTAAGAGGACCAAATGCGGCTCCTATAGAAATGTCAGTTGAACCAATTACAAAAACTTCAGATGGGACAATTTTAATAAAACCTATACAAGACGATAGTCAAACAATAACATATATAAATACAGAACTACGTCGTCTTAAATACGTACGAGACCCAATGGAATTTAATAATGATTTACAAAAAGCAGTAGATGAAATTGTTGGTAATATACAATATATTGTGTTTCGTCGTGATTATATTCGATTAACTAGTGATTTTCGTTATTCTAGAATCGAACAAGGGGCAGTTAGAATTGTTGAAAAATCAATAACACAAACGGATATGGATGAGGACTAAATAATTGAAAACACAACTACTATGCACATTTGCACATCAATCAGATTTAAACATTGTAACTGATTACATACAACAAAGTTACACTATACCAGAACAACGAATATTTGTGTTTTCCAATGCAGATCAACAAGATCAATTATATTGCACCTACAATGCAGACAGCACAACACGCAGAGGACAAAACACCATAAGCATACATCGTAAAAAAGAAACCAATACTTTGTATACAGTCAATGCTCTCAATGCAATTATACGACGCGTCAACAACGGAGTGCTAGATAAATCATATCAAGTAGATTGGTCACACTATCAAAATTCATTTATACTAACAGACGACGACAGTTACCGGGTTGTTGAATTAATATTTTTCAAGAAGATTTCTTGGTAATGTGATATTTATTATATATAATAGGATAATAATATGATTCGACTTAAAAATATATTAACAGAGCAGCATATGGATTTCGATTCAAGTATGAAGTCTAATGACTCTGAAGCACCACAAGACAAAGTAATTGATATAAAAGGATCAGAACCTTATTACACTGTAATTTACAGACATGAAGGAAAAAATTATAAAATCGAATTTGAAGATTATGAATTAATGGATCAAGTCGATGATTATGCTTGGTCGGGTGAACTTCTGGGTGTCGACCAAGAAGGAGGCGAATGGGCCGTAATGTGTCAAGCTGTAACATTAGGTGGTGGAGATTATGATTGGGAAGTAGATTGGGATACTGTACAGTATCAAGGAACCCCTAAACCAAAAACAGATAACAGAAACATTGATATAGATGAAAAAGAAGATTTAATTTTCGATCTATGGGATAAGATTATTGATAATGACAGACAAGGTATAGAAAAAGGAATTTCTGATAATGGAGTAAAATTTGACTTTGATACAAGTGTTGTAGACAAAGCTGAATTCAAAGAATTTAGAAAAGAATTAGAAACAATGCTTGGCCCATGGCGACATAAAGTATATCCTGGTTCTAAAGATCTTGTTGTAATAGAATTACTTGAAAACAAAATGCGACTTAAAGATTTAATACCAGAACAAATAAGAAATACACGTGATTATGATATCATGATTAATTATGTAGAATATGACACTAACTTTCGAAATAGCACTTTAACTTTTAAAGAAGAATTAACATTAGAGCCATACATTGTTGAAGAAATTATCGAGCAAATCAACGACGAAGTTGAAAGCGAAAACATAAAAAATCCGGAAACGGGTGAATATCAGTATGATATAACCAGAATACTAGACGGTAATATTAAATTTGATTGTTATATCGATACTGAATCAGGACAAATTGATTTAACTGTAACCTATAGTGATGAAGGAATGCTTGAAGATGTTGATATTAATGATCAAGTCATAGCAGACAAATACGGAATCACAGAAATGGATATAGCTGAAAGATTATAAAAAAACATAACATGAAACTAAAACAACTACTTGAAGGATATGCATGGGAACGTAAAGCAGATGGCTCTTTGCCGACTCTTGCGGATTCTACAGCAAAACATCAATCCAATTTAAAAGAACAAGGTGACTCAGAGTCTGATCCAGATGATAAGTTTACCAAAATGGATGCAAATCCAACGGGCGAACAATTGGCTGAAGACATTTATGATGCAATTAACAATATCAATGACTCAATGAGTTATCAAGATCTTGCGTTTGCTGTTGCTAGGGTGCTTGAAGACAGTTATGGAACACATAATTATGATCGTTTTATTTCAGAATTAAAGAGCAACTTAGACAAAATGCGTGACTAAAAAAACAATAAAAAAATTAAACAATTACTTGGACTTAACGATTTAATTATCTAATATATAATTAATAAATAAACATAAATTAATAACTTAACAAAGGAGTACTTAAATGGGACTTAACTTAGACGCCATCAAGGCAAAACTTAACCAATTAAACAAAACCGACGATCGTCGTAACAACCTATGGAAGC